AGATCAGTTATAGGAAGGTCTTCTCTTGCAGTTTTCTTTAGTACTTCTAAATCCATAATTACCTCATAATAAAAAAAGTGAGCAGTTTGGTTTCTCTCTGCGATATTTTGACCCTGATGAGTTCGAACGAGTTGTCACCAGAAATTAAGTCTAAAGATTTGATAACTGTTAAAGCTTACCAAATCTGCTCACTCTTATTTAGACACTCTCAAATTTGTAGATTTGGTATTTGAACGTAACATCAGCAGTCATATACTCAACATCTGTTGCACCCTGCGTGTAATCTAATCCACTGAGTGATATTGGAAATACGTTCTGAAAATTTACATTTAGAATTGGGTTGTTCTTGTTTGACAGGATCATAAGAAATGCATCTGAGTACATTGCTTTATCTGCTGTTGCATTACCAACAATATCAACTGACGGTGTTGACCCACCAGCGGGTGTGTTTGATGTAATATCTCTATGTTTTCTAAACTCAGACCTATCTGATGGAAATCCATATCCCGTAAGCCAGTTATGTAGAGATTGGTAATTTTCCAGAAACTCATCTACAATAAATGTGATAGTAAGATCGCTGTAAGTGAGTTTATCACCCATGATTGGAATATTATTGAATGGGTTTGCAAAATCTACTGATGCACCCTCAATACCGGGTAGGTTTGCATTGATTGTGAAAAACTCTACCTTTGGTAATTGTTTAATACCAAATCGAAATTGAGTCGGACTTGCATAGTCTAACTGTTCTGGTTGTCTTGCTAATGGTGATTGTTCTGTTGCCATGTATCTATTTATAACAAAAAAAAGGGGAGAGCCGAAGCCCTCCCCCAAGTCTGTTAGACCCCTTATCTTACATAAGGTTAGTTACTTTAACGCGACGATACCAAGCGTTTGTATTAGCATCCAGTGAAGCATCGGTATTAACCGTGTCACCAGCAGCAACCGCACCCGCAGCAGCGAATGGGTTAGCAGCAAGACCATAACGGGTCTTGAAACCAATCTTAGGCTGGAAGGAATTCTCACCAACCGCACGAACCATCTGAAGCGGAACGTATGGGCAGTAGAAGAAACCAGCATCATAAGGCGATGTACCCTTATAACCACAAACATAATACTGACTAGCAGCAACATTTGCAGAATACGGATCAACATAGACCTTGAAACGACCATTCATCGTACCAGCAAATGTGGAGGATGTGTCGTCAACCGCGAGGTTGTTATTCAGAGCAGGCGTGTAATCAAGAACACCAGCCATCTGAAGAGCAGAAGCAACGTCAGCCGAAACAATCAGCATGTTACCTTTGCCGCGACGAGTCTGTTGACCAATCGCATTGGCGTCACGTTCAATCTGGAACATAAGACCCTTGAACTTCTCAACCGACCAACGACCATTGGAGTCTGTATCCAAGTCGAATACACCAGCAGTAGTTGTGTTAACCTGAGCACCCTTAACCGCTGTAACATACAGCGAACGGATGACTTCACGATTGATTTCAGCAAGAATTTCTGTCGAAAGAATGTTGCTGAGTTCTGTCTCGGCGTCAAGACCATGAATTGCCTTCAAGTCCTGTGCAAGTTCCATCGTGTACTCAGCTTTGAGTGCGCGAGAAACGGCAGTAACCGTAGACTTCTCAATGGAGAATGCCATTTCAGCGAAAGCGTTCGTACCGCTATCACCAAGGGCTTCTGACTGAGCTCGTGTCATACCTGTTGCAGAAGTATAAGTTCCAACAGGGCTGTCATTAAGAACAGCAGGGTTAGTCTCTGTCGTACCAATATCACCACCACCGATTGTGCCGGCAGCGTTCTGGTTGGAAGTATCAGGAAACGACTCATCAACGAGGGCTTCTGCACCGTCCTGTGAGGCGAGCGAGGAACGCATCGCAAAGATAAGTCCAGTTGGACCTGTCATTGGCTGCACACCACAAACGTCATAAGCAATGAGGTTAGGCATTGCACGACGAACCAATGAGATCAAAATCGGATCCCATGTATCCATCTGTCCGCCACCCATGCTGTTGACTGGCGCTGTTTCTGTAAGGAAACCGCGATCCTCACGCATAGCTTTTTCTTGGTTCTCTAGGATGAGAGTAGTAACTGCCCGCTTATAAGAATCCTCAATCCGTGGTAGATCGGGGTGTTCTAGGACTGGCTGCCACTTTTCTTGTAGATGTTCTGTCTGAAACATTAGTTTCTCCTTTATTAATTACATCTGTTTATAATATTATTGGGCACGCTCTTTGTTACGACTGATTGCCGACATATAAGCGTTCATAGCTCCAGTCGTATCAATGTCCTGTGCGGTGCCACCATCTTCATCATCAAAAGTTTGTTCAACAATCGTCTTCGGGAAATAACTTTCCTTCAAGGTGTCGAGTTTTGCTTTGAAGGACTCTTCGTCAACAAAGTCAACATCTTCGGTGAGAGACTTGAACTTTTCAATTTCGGTATCGGTCAACTCTTCGCAAGCTTCAGAGATAACCTGTTCCCGAACTAGATTAGACTTAACAGATGTAAGGGAGACATTCTGCTCCATAACACTATTAACTTTTTCTTCCAGTTCAGCAATTTTCTCAGACTGTGCTTCGAGAACGTCATATTTCTCATCAGGCACGTCAATATAATGATCTTCAAACAACTGTTTCAGTCCAGAGATAAAGTCTTCTGCAATCTCGCCCTTCAAACCGCGCTCAATTGCCAACTCGTTCTCTTTAGTCCATGTCTCTACAACGTAGTTGAGATAAGTATCTACTTTTTCTGTAAGAGCATCAACAGACTCTTCCAGTTTTACTTCAAACTCGTCAGTCATTCCCTCATGAATACGAGAGATTTCTTCACGGGTCTTTGATTTAACAGCAGCTTCAAAGATTGTTGCTGCCTTTTCTTTAAATTCTTCAGAAAGGTCTTCACCCTCTACGAGAGCGTCAACGTCTTCCTTGACATTGATGGACTTGATCTTCTCTTCGATCTCTGCCTTTGCGTCCTCAAGTTTCTTGAGTTCGTCGTTTGCAGCTTCGTCCATTCCATCCATGTCTTCAGCGGGAGACATCATATTCTCATATGCGGCTTTCAGATCGACGGCTTTCATACCTTCCATCTTCTTCATCATCCCAGCTTTAAGCATTTCTTTCGTCATGCGTTTTGCTTCCGTTACAACTTCACCTTCTGGTACATGACCAGCAGCAAGTTTTTGGGGCTTATCAGGTTTCCCTTCACCCTTCTGCTGTGCATCACCACCGATTTCTTTTGCTTTCTTTGTAGCAACGTCTGTTGGTGACTTCTTTGCATCAGGTTCTACTACGGGTTCTCCACCATCTTCGGTTTCGCCACCGGGTGTTACCGCATCAATTTTCTTTTTGCCTTCAGCTGGAGCAGCACCCTTCGTCTGGGGATCACTCGCTTCTTCGAGTTCAGCAAGTACTTCCGCTTCCAACTCTTCGATTGTTTGTTCTAGTTCTGACATAGGGTGTCTCCTTACCTTTGTAATGATTATTTATAAATTAAAGTCTTTTAAGAAACTTAGCAAATGCCAATGCTTCTTTAGTTGCGTTTCTTCGACGTTTCTTAACGTCAAATTCTTTCTTCATCTCCATCATTTCTGATTCTAACAACGCACCGTTGTCCCAAACCCACTCTTTACCTTCCATAATACCTTCTACGAAAGCATTTGGCGCAGAGGGGTCAGCAACAATGTCTGCTGCTGTTGCGAGATAGAAGTCATCCCGCACATAGTTTGCTCCACCTTTTTGATCTAGACTGCCCATTCCCCGTGAGGAAACGCCCAGTTTTGCACCTTCATCCATAAGACTCTTCACAATCTCACCCATTGGCGTAGACATAATCTTCGCCTCTCCAATAAAATTCTTTCCTTCTGGTGTAAGAGATGTGATCATATGTGATACACGTTCCAGATTGACGGTTGGTCCGTCTGGATGTCCCAGTTCACCAAATGCACGATTCTCTTTAATAAAGTTCTTGTTGTATTTAGTCACCTCTTTATTAAGTATTTCCATAGGATACACCCGACCATTACGGTTCTTGATGTCAGCCTGCATAAAGATACCACGAATCTTGTAGTTCTTACTACCGTCTTCCTTTGCTTCGCAGATATACTCTACGTCTTCGACTGCCTCTGAAAATAGTTTCATTGTTCTATCCTTACGCTGTATAGTTTTCGTCTTTTTTAAATTCGATAATAATAAATCCAGATGTACCAAAAGTAGTTATTTCATGGTCACTAGAAGTTGCGGTTGTGTTTGCAGCAGTGCCGGGGATAACGCCAGCAGAACCATCATAGTGTCCAGTTCCGGCAAGTCTAATCTGAACAATATCTGTTCCAGAAGCTACTTCTTGAATTTCAACATGACCAGTATCATCATCAGCACTACCTTGAGTCAATGCCCACCAAATTCTGGCGATGTGTAGTTTTGCACCGTTCGCATGTCCATCTAATGTGCTTCCATCTAAAATAGCGCCATTGGCTGCAGCATCATCTTCAATATCAACCTTAAGCGTAACTGTACCGCCAGCGCCCGGCGCATTAACAACGGTATCTCTGAGTACTCTTGCAACAATTGCCATTCTTATCCCCTAGATCGCTAACATTTCTTTTTCAAAATATCCAAGAAGTTCCTTCTCAGGAACTTTATATTTCTTAGATATGTCTGTTATAGTTCTTTCGAAACTATTTAGGAAATCTGAAGGTTTCGCATCCATTTTTTTAAACAAATCGTCCACTGCATCCTTCATTTTAGGTGAAAGACGCTTATATTGCTTAGATTTCTTGTGCTCATCCCGTTCTACAACTGTAGATTCATAGATTTCCTCAATCCGTTTCATTAACGTCCGCTTCCTTGTCCTGATATTTGACAAATGTATTGGCCAATTCACGCCGTTTAACTTCCAAAGCATCACCGACCCTAGTGGCCATTGTGATACTAAATGCTTTTTCTGCTTCAAGATTGTTACCATCCACAAGAGCGTCTACAAATTCTTTACTCATTTTTTCTTTCCCTTCACAGTTAAACTTCTATCAAAATCATCCTCAACTTCTTCTGGTTTTTCTTCTTCTGGTGGTTCATCACCAGATAATTTTGCAACATCATCAGCTGGTATTGTTCCTCCAGCACCATCTTGTGGATACCTTGTGATACCGTCACCCGCATCTGGCAATACAATTCCACCATCCATCGGATCAGTTTTAAGTTCCTTGGCAATTTGATCGCGCATCTCTATAACTTCAGCATCGGTCATATTTAGTACCTTCTTCAATACATATTCCTTACTGAAGAATGTACCAATATAAGACTGAACTGAATCAAGTGTTTGCAAACGGTCATTAAGAAGTTCTGCATCCTTCAACTCTGCAAAGTGACCATCTTCCATGAAGTCATACTGAATATGCTCTTGCATACGCGGCCAGTCTTCTGGTGAGATTACCCCTTTAAGGAGTAGGTTAGTCTTGAGCAGGTCAGTGAATAGGGGGGTGAATTTCTTACGAATACGTTGTACGAACTTAGTGAACTTGAGTTCATCTCTGGTAATTTCTGATGCTCGACCCATACTGAATCCGTTTTCGGCTTCAAGTCTTGAAATCGGCACGTTAAGTGAACGGTATAGTTTTCGTTGGAAGTATACGATATCATCTATTTCCCCAAGGTTAGAACCACCGGGAAGTGTCGTAATCTCTGTACCTCTACCACCCTCACGGCGTGGCAACCAGAAATCTTCAAGCATTGACATATGATTTCTGTCGTCCCGAATCTCTCCGGTGGTTGCATCGTAAACTAACTTGTTACGATAACGATTCATCACATCTTTTAGATATTGTTCTGCTTTGACCTTCGGTAGATTACCAACATCAATATAGAAAATTCTACGCTCAGGTGCGCGAGAGATACGATAGATAACAATCGCATCTTCAATCATACGCAACTGGTTAACTGGTTTGATTGCTTTGTGTAGATATGAGATAACTCGACCTGAGTTA